ATTGGATATGGTGATTTGTTCATCCATGCGTAATTTTCCTTCTGCGCCTGCTGCGCAATAAACTCTGCAAACTTAGGCATTGGCTTTGTTAGTACGGACGATTTCGTCGCGAGACATCTCAAGTAACAGGTGTTGAGGCAGTTGACCACCTAACGCTGCTACCCAGTTGATAATTTTGGGTAAATTTTGACGGTTATCGCCTAGCGACAGAACCCAAAGATCTCTTTCTTCATTATACCTTAAAATTTGTTGCGACACCATTTCACCTAACACTTCCTCAATTAAATACTCAAGCCTAGATCTATCTCCGATCTCGTAATTTTCCACGCCGTCCCACATACCAACCTTCAGGTCAATCTCAGTGCAGTGTGGAACTAAAGCAGAAGCAATTTCTCCAAATCGCACAGCTCCTCGGTGCAATAATGTAGCAATAATATATGGTTTGATTCGAGCGTGGGTAAGTAGGGGTAAATCGTCGATGAATGGTCCAACAGATCCTGAGATGTAGTATTTGTCATCCATAGGTCTCTGTCAATGACGGCGGTAGGGACAAAAAAAGTGGAGACTGCAATAACAGTCCCCACAAGGTAAGCACGAAGCTTTAGCGGATAATCCAAAAAGTCAGAACAGCGAACTGTCATCTGAGGCAGTTTTCCGATCATCCATGGCAACGACACGAGCGTTCTTCACATCGAGGAACTTAGTGCCATTATATTCGCGCCAAACAGGTTGTCCATGCACAGTAACTTTACTGCCATGGGTCAGGTTTTCCGCCAGCCAGGTTGCAGCCTTGCTAGCTACAGCAACTTTGTAGAACTGACCTGGATTATCATCCTTGTTCTTGAAGTAGCAGTAATCAGTGTCAAGCACTGAGAATTCTGCGATAGACAGTTCGCCGATTTGACGCAACGCAACCGCAGGGTCGGACTTCTTGCCGACAATTTTGCCGGAAATGCTAATGGACGCCATTGAAGAACCCAAAGGGTGTTTACAAATCATTCTACGCAGTGATAGCGACGTAGCTTCTTTAATCCGCGTTGAATTTTCAGCGAAACAGCACTTCTTGATAAACCAACCTGCTTACCAATCTCGACATTAGTTTCACCAAGCATGAAACGCTTATAAATCAAATCAACCACACCAGGGTCCAGACTGACCTTTTCCATCATGTGCTCAAAGCTCATGACAGCCTCTGGCTCTTGTTTTACACCGTCTTTCATATGAGCTATGACGTCATACCAGTCCTGATCATCATCACCATTTTTATATGCAGCTGGCGGAGGAGAGTCAAGACTATTGACATTGATAGCAGCCTGTGCATAGTTCAATCGTTCCTCTACTCCTGCCAAAGATTTCTGCTTAAAATCACGCTTGCCATGCTTGTAATTAAACAAGTCACGCACAGTGCTTTCAGGGATGCGAATCGAGGAGTAGTTGCTGTTGGCGAACCTGCGGACAGCTTGTCTAATCCACGGAGTTGCATAAGTACTAAAGGCGTAGCCACGAGTTGGGTCATATAGCTCGGCTGCACGAACAAGACCTATTGCACCCTGCTGAAGCAAATCCATCGTGTTACAACCGCCCCAGTTATAAGAGACTTTAGCGCTACCAAATGTTCTTACTTCCTTCGGCACAAGCCTGAGATTATGACGAACAAGTTTTTTGACTGCACGGTCCCGTGCATTTTTCGTGCTATTTTTGTTCTGAATAATTTTGGCTAGACGAAGAACTTCATCCTTCGGAAGCAGTGGATAACGTGCTGCAGATTCAAGCCAAAGTGTAATTTCGTCCACTGAAAGAAAAAAGCTTGCGAATATAATAGGCGTAAAAAAAGGGGCGTCAAGCCCCTTGCAGAGAAAAGGATGAGTCCAATACGACTCCGCCGAAAAAAAGTGCGAAATCCCTGACGATATAGTCGAGATCAGTACTCGGAGGCTTGAAATCGCTCGTTCATCTGCAGGACGAACTTGTCATCCTTCGACTTAAGAGTCTTGATGCCGTTAGCGTAGTTCTCATTGATCTTGCTGATCAAGTCTTTGATGGCAGGCTCAACGAGACCCATCTCTTTAGCCAGGCTGACGAACTCAGTCTTAGACCCCTTGGCATCCGCCACAACGTCCTGTCCTGAAGATGAGGGGGCCTGAGTCTTCGAGGATTTTTGTGAGCTTACAGGCTTTTTTACACTCTGCTGAATCTCCAGCTCTTCAGACTGCTGATAACCGCTCTCTAGCGGCATCTTTGCCCAGAGTTCATGGGCAAGTCCAGTTTGCATTGCCAGCACCAGGCAAGCACCACGTCGCTGAGTATCCGTGATATCGCGAGCTGTAATTTTTTCATAGGTGATGGCATTGTTGCGGTTGTCCATGACTGCCTGCGGAACTTCAGGAGTGCAGCTTCCGTCAAGATGACGCAGTCGAAGCAGAAGATAACCGCCTACCGGTGCTTTGTGAAGCAAAGTACCATCAGCTGCGAACAATGTTTCGACTTGCCAACCAGGAGCATTCTCCCTGAACAGCTGCATCGTGCGTGACCAATTAATATAGCTCGCGGAGAAACGACCAGACCCAATACTCTCGACAAGGTCTTGAGTTGCGACACCTTTGAGATTTGGCAGCTCAGCCATTTTGTTTTTTACGGTTTGCTTTTAACGTAGCCAGTTTTTTCCCCTTAGCACACCACTCAGCAATTTTTTTCTTGGTAGTCAAACCTTGTAACACCTGAAAGATCTGTTTCTGGCTCATGCCAGCTTCCAGATTCATCTTGGCGACGATCCACCCTAAATCCATCCACTCCTCACGCAAGCGCATTCGCGTCTCAGTGGCCAGCTGGATGTTCTCTAAGCGCTTTTGGCGGATCTTTTCCTGTCTGTGTTCCTCCGCAGCCTTCAAGGCGGCTTCACGGGCCTTCTGGGCGGCGATGACGCGGTCCCTGTGTTTCTCGTAGTAGGTCCGGTTGTACCGACGCTTCGCTTCAGATGGTGTTTCCCCTTTTTTGTTCCGTCCCTCCTCTTTTTTCATGCCGCCGGCCCTTTTCTATGTCTTTCATAATTTAATTCCATTTATGGAATTAAGATATCTATATAGATGGGGGTTCCAAAATGGAAGGGGCAAAGGTTCCAAAATGGAAGCTTTTTTACAAGGTTTTGGAAGGTTCCAAAATGAAAGGGTTTCAAAATGACACCTTTCAAAATGGAAGTGTTGCGAGGGTTGACACCCAGTTTTCGGTCGTTACCATCTGACCGTTGACCCCAGCCAATGACCTCGTCAAGAATTCCTTCAGGTCGAATGCACGAGATTAAATTCGACTTCGAAACTGCTAGCGGCTGGGTCAAGATGCCCTTGGATGCCGTGATGTTCAATGAACGTCTGACGGGTCAAGCGCGTCAGCTCTGGGCGTGGCTGGTTTCAAAAAATTGGGACCAAGGTGAGATGTCTTGGTCTCATGCTGAATTCAAATTGCACTGTGGTCCGTCTGCCCGCCGTCGTAGCCTTCAGATCTTGGTTGAAGAAGGTTTTGTCTCTGTTAGCAAAGACGGTCGGATCATTACGATGCACGACCCAGAGACATTGCTGCAAAAAACAAAAAAACAGCACAACGATTTTGCTCGTAACGAATTCTTTAGGTCTGCTGGATTGCAGGACCCTAAGAAAAAAGCAGAGCCAAAACAAGAACCAGAAGAGTGCGATTGGTCATATAAAGTTATTGACGCTTGGAACGACTGTAAGCCCCTTTCGTTTGCGAAAATGCGGGTTCTTTCTGTAAAGCAGAAGCAAGCGATTGAAGCGCATCTAAAAAACCTTGGATTACCCAAAAAAGAAGTCAGGCAATTTATTTGCTCTGTTTGTCGTGGACTCTCTGCAAGTGAGTTCTGGATCAAAACAGTTAACACGCAGACTCGAACTTTTAAGGCAGTTTTTGGCTACGGCAGTCCGCAGGATGTCAAGATGAAAAATGTCGAAGATTTATATAATGACGGAGATCCATCCGCTGAGCCTAAAGAGCCCTTAGAGCAGCAAGAATATACGCCTGAACAAAAGGCACTGCTTGAGGAGATTGAAGTTCACAATTATGAAATCGACAAAAACTACAACCGTGAAGAGCAAAAACAGCGCAGCATTAAGTATCGTGCTGAAGCTATTGCCAAACTAAAAGCAATGGGAATTAACGTGGAGATTGACTAATGGATTTGCCGTATTACATCAAAAAAGCCGTTGACTTAGGCTTAATGGAAGTCGTTGATGGTAAAGTCGTCAATGTCAATACAGAAGCGGTCAATACAGTCGTTGGCGCTGCACGTATCGTAAATAAGTTGCAACCTACTTCTATTGTTGAAAAAGACAATACTTACGACCAAGAAGCAATTGTCTTGTGTCGTGTGCTGACAAGCCCTAGCGGTGTGGCACGAGAATTATGGTCAAAACTACGGATCGCATTTGGCGTTGGCCATGGTCAGCCATTGCCTGCACATTTGTGGGGTAATCCATGTTTTCTTGCCGTCGGGAAAGAGATTGACATGACGTTCTTAGGTGAACGCACAGGTACAACAATTTCTCGTCAAAGCATTATCACTGGCTACGAGCAGATGAATCCTGCCAACAGGGATGTGCAGTTCTCTGACTTCTGCCAAACCATTTCTGAGCTGACAAACGATGAAACCATGCGTGCTTATGGTGATCCAGCTAACGAATGGTCAACAGCTTTAGACGTTCTCAAGCAGAAACGTGCCCTAGCACTGCACAAAGAAACACTATTCCTGGCAGGTCAATACCTTAAAACAGAGCCGAAGTTGGAGAAGGCTCTGGAGTTTATAAACAATCGCAGCATGGAAGGCATCAGCATGCTTAGCGGCTCTGTGGGCAACCAGGGACAAGTCACAAGCTTGACCGAATCAATTATTGGTGACCCTGGGAGCAACCGACTCAATTGGACTGATTACATCACAAAAGCGCAAGCACAAGATCGCCCTGCTTCAACAGGCGTCACTGCGTTTGACATCGACATCGATGGTGGTGTCTCGCGTCCGAGACCTAATATGCCACGGGCCGGCAGGTTACTTGTCATTGGTGCTCGCACTGGCGTTGGTAAAACTGCCCTTGGCGTGCAGGTTGCTGCATCACTGGCATGGTCTGGACTGACTGTCGGCTTTGTCTCAGCAGAACTTGAATCGAGATCCATCGAGGCAAGGCTCATTGCCAACCTGAGTCGCCAGTACTTCGGTCAACGCTGGTGGAAAAACAGTGGCGATGATTTTGGTTACGTTACCGTCGGCGAACTGGAACTTCCTGGTGCATCATCTAATCAGCACCGTATTGCAGAAATCGTTGCACAAACCAGCATGAGACTCGAAGAGGGTGGTGGCAAAGTTTTGGTTGAATCGCCCTGGGGAGCTTGTGTTGACACATGCATCAACACCATGCGAACGATGAAGGCAAAGCACCCTGAACTTCGTGCAGTTGTAATTGACCACTTCCATGCCCTAGCTCGTCACAAAGGTGGATCCATGAACAATCCGTCCGCCATGCTGGAAGATCGCGCCTACAGGTTAATGACTGCTGCTAAAGAGCTGGACATAGATTTATTCACCTTGGCACAATTGAACCGTATAGGCATGGATTCAAACTCCAATCCAGAACCACAGCTAAATGAGATCAGAGGCACTGACGCCTTGGCACACGTTGCTCACGCTGCGTGGTTAGTACGTCGCATGAAGCTCGAAGGGGATCAGCTCAATAAAGACCTTGAGATCTGGCACTCTAAAGTCAGAGGTCGCCAGGCAGTGTGGAGGGAAGGGAAAGATGTCCTAGATAGCATTAAAGGTTTCATCGAAAAAAGTATCGTGCGGATGCAGTACGACGCTTCATTCGTTGAGAGCGATAACACGAACGCACTCATAAAAGAACGTCAGGGATTCGGCTAATGAGAAACGCACTTTTTGTTTTCTGCGCATACGTTAATCAACAGATCTTGAACGAGATCAAGAAGTTGAACGAGACCTTGACAATGCTTGTCATTCACTCTGCTCATGCAATGTTTTCCATGATCGACAATGATCGCATGGATCATGTTCGTTCTACAGTTGAGCAGAAAAATGCTATCAGCGAACTGCGGGTTTTCGGTTTAATCAGTGAAGTCGTCGATGATGCAATTGATGTCGGTGGCTGGAACGAAGACCACGAGACTAAATTAAACTTCTTTGGCAATATGCTCTACACTGAGCACGATTGGGACGTTGACGAAGTCCATCGTTACTTGTCAGAAGTTATTGAACGCGCTACCGAGTCAATGTGATTAAAGTGACTTGACGTAGTCAACAAGACCTTGATGCCTGATATAAGCCGAGTGGCACCAACCAATCGGCTTTACATAATACTGCACTTCACCAGTTTTTTGGTTTATGTGCTGAGTAGGATGCAATGCGACACCAGTACTTTTTAAGGTACTCCCATCCCAATAATATCCCGGTAAAAATGGTAATACAATCTGTGACATCACAAAATTTTATTCTCAGAGAAATCCCAAAGCCAGCCGTCAGAATCGTCAGCAATTAACCAACGCTTCATCAATAATTCCCTGGAATACATGACATTCTTCCCATCTTCCGGCCAATCACGAAGATAGACACCTTCGTATAAACTCATGCAGCCAAATGGATCATGGGCAACGAATTCCGTATCGTTATAGCCAATCAGGGTAATCCAGTGGCCACCACCTGAAGGCGAGTCAATCAAGCCTTTATGCAGAATGCCAATCGGAACTGGATATCCTCTGTCCAGCAAATCAATCAGGTCTTGCTCGCGACCATTCATCCTGAATTGGTGCTTGACGCTCATCGCGTCTAATGCACCCTTATGGGACAACTGCGACACACAATCTCCATAGCAAAGCACATCAGTCAAGTAATCATCGTCATCAATAATGAGATTCGGATCGATATAATTCAGTGCCATTGCAATTGCAGACGCTTGGCATGACCTTTCGCCATGACCAGTCTTACTATCCCGCTGGTAAAAATATTCCACATTAAGTGGAAAACCTTCTTGCTTTCTAGAAGGCTTGCTACCAGTGCGATATAAACGAGTAAATGCTTCTAGCTGTGCATCCGTCAACATATCCTCTAACGTCAACCATGCATAGTTCTGATGCACTTCTCCCTGGTAGTACTTGACGGCATCAAGCAGTCTGACGTTACGAGTCACAGCGTTTTGTATAACCTGTTAAGAGTTCCTATTCAGCAATCGTATTAACTTCTCAGCGTAGTCAGGCGCTGTTGCATAGCCTTGTCTCTGCAGTTCTCTTGCCGCTGCGATACAACTTGGTGCGTTATTGACTCCTTTGTATCCGTTGTAGTCTTTATACCATTTGTCAACAAGTTCTTCTACTGCAGCCTTTGTAGATGGATAGCTTTTGAACTCAGCCCTTTTTTTTACATATTCGCTGCCGTTCCATTCGACTGTGTCAACAAACACACCCTTCCCTTTAATGCCAAAGGGATTGTTTTTGCCTGTGACATGTTCTCCCCAGCCGGATTCCAACGCCCATTGAGCTGCAACAAGATTAGGACACCTTGCACCAGCATCTTCCGCTAATGATGCAATAAGCGCCCATGTTATTGCAGCTACAACCATGAATTACTTTTTGGCAACCTTCGTTACGACGCCGGCAAGGACTTCAATAACACGATAGTACTTAGCAACGATTTCATCGTCCTTAGGAGTAGGAGTCAGATTGACAATGGCCAGTGCAGCAGCATGGATTGCAAAAAGTGCGCTGATGATCTCAGGACCATTGGCGATGATCAGAGCGATAAATTCCATGGCGACCTCATAAGCGCCATAGGCTGCCTACATTAACGACGTGCTTCCAGTTTAGAGATTCTTTGCTCAATACTGCCAAGGCGTCCGTAGATCTCATGTCGATCTTCTTTCATGTCTTCCCGCATCGCCTGCAGCTCTCTACCGATATGTTCAACGCCCATAGACAGTTTGACAATTGCCTCTCTGTCGGCATTTTCTCGTTTTAAAATAGAGCCTATCCCCATGCCAGCGACACCAACCATGGTGCCAACAATAGCGGCGATAAGCTCCACAGCCTTTACCTAATACAAAATTAGGCTACCTTCACGGCTCGGTCGGCCAACTCATCGTATGGGGGAAGCCATCAGCTGCTGTGATGTCGCGCAAGCTTTGCCTATAACCTGCCCAGGCAGTCTTATCTGAATCCGACAGAGGTGAATCAGTGAATTGTGTCCAGTCGCTTTGAGCAAGTTTGAGGTCGCGATCTTTGCGAACAGTCCTAGCTGCATCCGCGTCAACGCCTGCCCGATAAGCAGCTTCCTCGTCGCTGTCAGCGAAAACAGGGCCAACCACAAAACGGCTATACCACTGACCATCGATCTGTTCAACTCCATCACGAGTGCTGACCTCATAAGGAGGAGTGACGGTTGCGGCTGCACCCTTCAAGACAGGGTCATAACCAAAGCCGTCAAGATCGCTGGCTGTAACCTGAGCCGGAAAGCTGGTGTTTGGGTTAGCGGCCTTGAATTGCTTGAGGGTGATCACATCACCTGTGGCGCGGTTGCGGACTTCCATGATTCAGAAACGCAAAGTGATTAAATTCGTTTAATGTTATGCGGAAAGATACTTTCCGTAAACGATGAAATAACCTTCAATTGTATGACCGCTGTGGGTGTCTCCCAGTTCCGACCCTTCTACCAAGCAATTGGTCACAACTGAAGAGTAGCTAGCGACTCTACGGCTGATGCCCTCTCTCGGGGTCGTTTCGCTACCAGTGCCACGTCCGTCTGAGTCTGAAATGCCAAAAGCTAGACCCGGACTCGTGTTGTTGTTGCCACTAAAGTATTTATCCATGGTGTCAACATCTGTAGCATGGTTGACAGTACCAACCCCCAAAAAGCAATAATCACCTCCGTCACCAACCCAACCCACACCAGTTGGCGCGGTACTATTGTTGTCAGTTGATTGATTCACCCATGCGTACGCCGTGCCGCTGTGACCACTAAGCGCAACGTTTGAAATTGTTCCACAAGCACGCGTCACGTCATCTAGGTTTCCAGAAGTTGGCCCGGCAAGAGCCGTCGCATTGCAAGCGTTGTCGTAGATATTGAAGTTAGTGCTATCAAATTCAAACGAACCTTGGCCGCCAGTGTAAAGCGTGCCGTTGCTTTGATAGTGTCTAATCATGATGCCACTGATCTTGTTGCCGCTTGCGCCAAAATCAGAATTACAAGTGTATTTAGACGTATCTAAGATGGAAATTATTTCACTAACGGTCTCGGTTCCATCAAGCTCAGTCGTGTTGGCTGTGTCGAAACTCAATGCCCGCCTCATTGGTATTTCACAGTTGGCGGTGGGGATACTGGCTCCGCCGGTATCAAAAGCCTTTACCGCAAACATCGGGTAGTACGTGCCCACGGTGTAATCACTTGCCGCCGCTGCTCCTGAGGCAGACATTAACTTTGCGCTAATGGGATCCATAATCAGTTCACGTAATCGACAAGAGCAGCGCCGCGATAACGTGCACCACCGTCATCAGTTACAAAAAAGAAGAGGTGGGTTCGTCCCGCCGTAAGCACAGGGGCAGTGTCAGAATTAAATTTGACACTTGCGGGCCAAGTAACAGTGCCAGAGTTATGAGTCAATTCAAGAGTGAAAGAACCAACAGTACCGCTAGCGGGCGGATTGCTGAACGTAAATGTTGAGTTTGCGTTAATCGTCTTTGTGAAATAATTCCCAGTGTCTAGGTCAATGTCTAGGGCGGCGACCGCTTCGGCGACCTGTTCGTAAGGACCATCGACTTTAACCCCACCGTTGTGAACGGTTTGAGCTGTGAATGTTGGGTCGGCTTGACTACCAACCAGCGAACCACCTTCTTTGACGTAGAGCTTGTCTTGATCTGTTGCGTAACAAATCTCGCCTTCTTGTATGTCAGCAACACTGCTATTGAGGTTGCTATAAGTGCCGCGAGCAATTCGAATTGGCGTTCTAGTAGAGGGTGTAGGCATTAGTCGAATGATCCTCCATTGATATCGGAAGTAGCATTAGCAAGAGAGAAACCAGAGGTAAAATTACCTCCATCCACAATCTGGATAGGATCACTCAAAAGTGATTGCCACTTAGACCCATCCCAACTAAAACGATAACCATTTTGGGTATATGTTTGCCCGACAGATGTCGCAGTTGGAAAGTCTAGAGCCATGGGTCAATATTGCTCTCTATATTATTCCTTGCTTCTGTAGAAGTTATTCCTCAATCTCTTCAGTTGCTGGGTCAACCCAATTAGGGTTCGACTGCCAACCGTCGGCAGCCGTATAGAAATACTTGTGACCAGTCCAATCGGCAGGTGGCGTGACATTTTCAATCAGCGTAACGTTGGTCAAATTGCAATCCCAAATATACATGGTTACAGGGTCGCCAACGGATGTTTGGCTGCCTTGGATGTCAACAACTACATCGTCATTGAAGATGTAGAGCGATAAGTTGGTGTCAGTTTTAATAATAGTTTTCATTTTTACCCTTTAACAATAAGTTTAGTAGCGGAGATGGCGGTGCCAGCAACTACGCTGGGACTATCAGGGCTTAACCCAAGCGATCCGTCACCTTGAACATAATATGTCTGGCCAGCTGTGAGACCAGTTTGTCCTTCATTAACTCCCCCGATAATATTAATTTTACCAGTTGCTGTATCGGCAATCGCTTCTGCTGCGATGCCAATATAGTTTACTGCAGTTACGTTAGTTACAATACTAGTGGGACTGAAGACAACCGCTGTACCATAACTAGAGTTTCCAACATTTCTATAAGCAATAACTACTTTAGCATTGTCAGGGTCATATGTTACTGAAAAGAAATCTGAATTATCATCGAATATGAGAGGAGTGCCAAAACTAATACTTGTTCCACTTACAGTTCCTACAATTGCTGTTCCTTGGTTGGAGTTACCAGCGTCTCTATAAGCAATAACTATTTTACCACTGTTAGCGTCATATGATGTCTGTGCGGTTTGGTTGCAATTAATACTAGCAGATTCAAATACTACGGGAGTGCCAAAACTAATTGATGTTCCACTCACAGTCCCTACAACTGCTGTTCCATAATCAGAGTTATTTGAATCTTGATAACCAACAACTACTTTTTGATTGGAAGAATCATATGCTATTGAAGGAGAAGTTATGGCACCAGCTCCAAATGTAGTACTAGATCCAAAACTAATTGAAGTGCCACTTACAGTTCCTACAATTCCTCTTCCACCATTACGATTATAGGCAATAACTACTTTATTGTTGGTGGAGTCAAATGTTACTCCATTAGTACCAACACTGCCACTATTCTCAAATACTACTGGACTACCAAAACTGATTGATGTACCACTGACGGTTCCAATAATTGCTGTTCCATAACTAGAGTTTCCAGTATCTTTATAAATAATAACTACTTTATTGCTATTAGAGTCAAATGTTGCTGACGTATATTGAGTATTAGCAGATTCAAATGTAACGGGAGAACCAAAACTAATACTGGTTCCACTTACTGTTCCTACAACTGCTTTTCCATGTTGAGAGTCATCATAATCCTGATAAGCGATAACTACTTTATTACTATTGGAGTCAAATGTTGCTGAAATATGCTGAGCTTCACCAGATTCAAATACAGTAGGAGAACCAAAACTAATTGAAGTGCCACTGACGGTTCCTACAACTGCTGTTCCATATTGAGAGTTTGCATAATCTTTGTAAGCAATAACCACTTTATTGTTATATGAGTCGTATGTCGCTGCGGTATAGAAGCTATTGGCGGATTCAAATACAGCAGGAGTACCAGCATCTGGATCAGAGGAACCTGTTTCACCAACTACGCTAACAGTTCCATTAGTATTAATAATTACTGTGTCACCATTGGCAATTGCTCCACTTGCAACAAAGTCATAGCTTCCGCCACCACTTGCATCTTGCCATGATGGATTATTACTAGAACCATTAGAGGTTAGGACTTGACCAGCAGACCCATAGGCAGTTATACCAGTACCACCCCTTGCTACAGGTAAAGTACCGCTAACAATTGCTGACGCATCAAAAGAGACAGGTGCAGTGCTGACTAATGGCACCCACTGAGCGGTGTCGCCGTCGTCATAGTAAATGTATGCTGTAGATTCATCAGAGTCCCAATAAATCTGACCAGCAACGCCAGTTGGAGTACTGCTAGAAATAAATACTGGCTCTATACCAGAGCTAGAAATTTTCCACTTTTCTCCGTCAAAGGTCCAGCTAACCCCGCCAGATGAAAACACCTGCCCATTAGTTGGTGAAGCGGGGAAATCTAGAGCCATAAAGCAAGATTGTTCTCTATATTATTCCTTGTCAAGGAGCCGTAGGCCAGGTCACATCGTGAGGGAAGCCATCGGAAGCGGGTAAGTCACGTAAAGACTGACGATAAGTAGCCCATGCAGTTGCATCAGCGCCGCTGTCAGCAAGTTGAGTCCAGTCGGAATCAGCAAGTTTTTTGTTGCGTTCAGTGCGAACAGCAGCTGCAGCTTTTGCGTCAACACGAGAGCGATAAGCAGCTTCCTGCTCAGCAGCAGTTTCTTCATCGTTGTCGGTAAAAACCGGACCAGCGACAAACTTGGTGTACCACTTGCCGTCGATCTCCTCAACACCATCGCGGACGCTTGCGCCGTAGGGGGCAGTTACGGTTGCTGCAGGCCCATTAAAGATAACATCATAGCCATAGCTGTCAAGAATGTCAGCAGTGATTTGCTTGGGGAAGCTGATGTTTCGATTGTCAGATTTAAATTGGCTGATCGTAATGACAGCACCAGTTGAACGATTGCGGATTTCCATGATTAAGCAATTGCGAGGAAGAGGTAGGTGCCACCGCTGGCGTTGAGGCCAGAAGGAGCATCACCAGTGATTTGGAAGCCAGAACTATAAGGGTCAATAATACTGTTGTTATTAACTCCGCCACCAGTATCATTCAAAAGGATATATGGATCATCACCATTCCCGATACCACGAGTCGTGTCCATTACAAACCAAGAGTTAGCGCTATCTGTACGCTTGACCATCACAAATCGTGCACCATTGGTAAAACCACAATCAATGTCAATATCATTGCCAGTTCCCGTATAGGTGCCAATTTTACTGATGCCATCAAGGCTGGCAAACAGGTAGGCAATGTGGTGATCATCTCCCTTGTTTACATATGGGTCGTATCCAACGGTAAAGTTCGTGGATGTTGGACTTGTAGATGTCCAGTAGGCTGAACCGTCGGTCTGTTGAGCGTCGTCCAGATTCAATATTAAACGCTTACTGTTGCCAAGGCTTTGGGAATAAACTGACCAGTGCCAATTATTCTCTCTATTTTTGACAAAAATTAGTTCAGGCGTAGCGCCTAAATTGTGAGTTATAGTTTGGTAATCTGAACTACTGCTGTTAGGACTATTACCTATATAGTTGACCATATCAAAGAAACCTGTGGCGCGGCGGAACATGTATCCAATGTAATCCGTCCAGCTTTGACTAAACGCGCCTCTAAACTGTACATTGTAAGAACTATGAGATGAATCAGCAGTGTTGTTATTGCTTTTCAAAGAATTGTTTCCCCTAAGTCGATCAATCCAAAACCAACTACTACTGCTAGTTTCGTGTTTAATAAAAGCTAGATCAGGTGCGAAGGGTGCTTCAAATGGTAACGTAGTGCTGCCACTGTATCGATCAATTGCAAACACATCTGTTCCAGTCTCGGGTGGCTTATGTGGACGGCGGATTGCGATGTAGATGTAATTACCGTTATTACCTCCGACAGGACTGCCAGTAGAATTAACCTGAAAACCTGTAGGGGTAAAACTAATGTATTCACCACTAGAACTACTTTCAGTATAGTTGTTATTAGATTTCAGTGGGTTGTCGTTGCCATCAGATGCAACGCCTCTCATGTTGTCAAAAATATGCCAGTCTTCTGTGCTATCTGTTCGTTTTATTATTAGAAATTGAGGCTCAAATCCCACATTTACAGACAAACTTGTGGTGCCATCGCCGGTATAACTACCACACTTAATAACTGCCTCGTCGCCGTTTGCGCCAAACGATTGATCGTCGTGGGCAAAAATATAGGCAACAAAAGTATTCCCGCTAGCGTTTACATTGCTATCAGCTCCAACTGTAAAGTGAGTGCTAGTTGGCGCAGTAGAGTTCCAATATGCAGTAGCGCTTCCCGTAGAATTTGCGTTGGTTTGATTCAAAAACAGTCTTCCCGTGCCTGCACCTGTGCTTACGTGATTCACTACCCAGTGGCCACTGCTTGAACTGTTTTTGACAACTACCATGCCTGGCACACTGCCAAGAGAATGGGCAATTTGTTGACTGGTGTTACCATCACCTGTGTAAGTAACAACATCAAAGAAACCTCGCGCTTTGCGAAATGTCCAGGAGGCGTAGTTATAGCTAGAACTGTTAATTTGAGCATTGCTACCACCTATCGTAAATCCGTCACTATTCATTGAGGATATACCCCAAGGTCGGTTTGTAGTTTCCGCTTGATTTTCGTTAGGGCAAAGATCGTCGTGATAAGTACCTGTTTTTCTTTCAGAATCCTGCAGAGTGTGGTTGTCTGCAAAATCTCTAACTTTGAACCAAACCATCCCGCCTTCTCCAGCGAGGTCAATCCCATTCGTAATTGTTTGAGCACTACCAGTACCTTCATACAAATAAGTGCTGAACACGTCATCGACGTACAGGGGGTCTGCCCCACCCGCACCAGCGGCTGCCTGCGTTAATTTATTACCTAACATCAGACATAGCTCCCGACATATGCACCGTAAAGAGTGGTGCTAACTTTCCACAAAACAAGTACATCTTTTGCAGTTAAAGTTGGCGCTGCATTACCAGCACTTGTTGTCCAAATGATTGTAGGCCAAGTAACAGTATAAGTAGCACCTGCTTCCAGGTGAAGCACAACAGATTGACCAGCTTCAAGTGAGTCGGTAAAGGTCGGAGCACCAGTTAAAACAGACACCTGAATTGAACCATTGGCAGGATCAAGAGCAATCGAACCTGTGGTAGCAAGAGTATGTACAGTCTCTTTTAATTCGCCAAAAGTTTGCTGTGCAGTGTAAGTCTGCGCTACGTCGGTTTTGGCAGTGTCAGCATCGAAAGCTTGAACACTTGATCCGATGTCAGTGTCAACTACAACATTAGAACCACCGTTCTGCAGAGTGCCGGTAAAATTCGCAGTTGTTTGACCCAGTGTCACAAGGTCGTCGACTGTGACTGTTTGAGTACTGGTTGTAATCGAATCAACCTTTACAGTTCCGTAAGCCATGATTAACTAATAACCCAAGTAGCGTTTGCAGGTACGGTGACAGAAACACCGCTTGAGATTTCAATGGGGCCAACGGCGTGACCGTTAGTGCCTGTAGTTAAAGTATAATTAGAAGAGATGGTCTGCTGGTTTTCAACAATTACTGTGCTGCCACCACTTCCGCCGGCACTTGCAACAAGTGCAACCCACTGTGCAGAACCGTTCCCATCATCATAATAGATATAAGGATTACCTTCATCGCTATCCCAGTAAACATCACCTACATCTGGGTTGCTTGGTAATGCACTCGAAATAGTAATGCTTCCGCCGGCACTACCACCAACTTCGACGATTGCTTCAGTGCCTGACTGATCAGTCTTTAAGAACAACTTTCCATCGAAAGTGTTCATTGCCAGCTCGCCTAAAGCGAGCTGAGACGTGGTAGGAATCGCCCCAGACGTTGCTGAACGTCTAAGTTTGATGGTGCTAGCCATGTGGCTCCCTTGTGTGCCTATATAGGCCGGTACACCGTTATATAACGGCGAACTAGGCTACCTATCAATACGAACCGCCGTCGATCGTTTCCAAGTCAGTTTCGAGTTCTTGCAGTGCTGTCTTAATATCAGTATTATCGGTAATAATAGTGCCCGTAAATGTACCTAAGTCGCTTGCATTTAATGCCACACCAGTCAAAGCAACCAGTTCATTATTAATATCATTAGTACGACCTGCACCAATAATGAGAATACTGCCGCTAGTAGCATGTGATCTTGTAACAAGACCAACTTTTTGTACTTTTTCAGTTGCAGCAGTAGGACGTGTAGTCGTCAATGCGCCGGCAGTAGAGTCAAGATACAGCGCAGCTCCTGCGCTAAAGCTGCTAGTGTTAACGCTGGTGATCTGACCACTAATGATTACATCTCCGTCAGTGCCATCAGCAATGTCAGCATGTACTAAGCCAATTGCAGGATAAGTATTTGACCCATTGTTGTCGGCAAGTGCAACAATTGGCTTGCCAGAAGTATGGGTTCCTGCTACATAGACAACAGCGCCTTTGCTGATTGTTGATCCAGTTTGGTTGTGAACAGACAGAAGTAAAACATCTGTGTCAATTGATGTAGTACTTGCACCAGTAATTCGACCTTGCTGGTCAACAGTAATAATCGGAATCGCAGTAGATGATCCGTACTGTGCAGGTGTTACGGCAGTATCCGCAAGCGCAACAGTAATGGTGTCAACTGGATCGTCATATGTGATGTCAACTCCAGTGCCGCCAGCTAATGCCGCTGCAATAGTATCTTCTACGCCTTCCGCTTCTGCTTCTACAACAGTGAGGGTACTGCCCTCAACCATATACAGTCGATTTTGGTCTTTGGCGTAACAAAGTTCGCCATCAACTAAGTCTGCAATACTTGCCGAGATATTGCTGTACGAACCCCGAACTAATTGAATTTTGGCTCTATTAGCAGGGGTTGGCATCGACCGAAAATTGCTAGACTAGTATTCCTTAGGAATCGAAGTCACCGCCAGTAACTTCAGAGCCGCCAAGGGCAATGCTTAACTCGACCCATGAGCTGTTGTATCGTACATAATAATTACCATCTTCAGGCGCTTCAGAAATACCAGCACCACCATGACGAGTTGTTTGAGGCACGAATAATGCCACCCAAGAGCTGCCGTCCCATGTCAGAACATGGCCGACTTTCGGCTCCGCAATAAATACACCATTTAAATCACCAAGCGAAACAGCTGTTGCGTCTAAATCCCTGCCATCTCTGCCTGGCGGTCCTATAAGACCACGTTCTCCACGTTCTCCACGCAATCCTTGATCACCGCGATCTCCTTTCGCCCCAGACTTGCCGTCCTTAATGCTGGATGCATAACGTATCGCTGAGTCTAACTCACGTTCTTTTTTCTCCTGGCGAGCAATGTCTTGTTGTTCTTTTACAGCGTCAAGGACTTCTTTTGTTACCAGTGAAAAGATTTCTACAACAACAATCTCGTTGCTTTTCTTGAATACAGACCCTGGAAACATCTTGGAAAGGATATCTACGACCTGTTTTGTCTCTACAGGTGTTAAACCCAACATTTGCAAGGTCCAAGCAGCCTCAAACCCATCTATCGCTGGCAAGCCAAGAATGCCAATTGTTGGACCCATCCCAATGGGTGCCATGCCATTACGATTGACCTCTACCGTGTCAAACAACTCGCGAAGTAGCGCATCGTTGACAATCGCCTTACGGATTGAATCAGCAGAGGTAATCTTTACAGCCATTAGCGCCTTGATTTTCTAGTACCTCTACCTGACGCTAATCTGCCATTCTTGCCGTGACCGTTTCGTGCTCGGTTTTTGCTAGGGCTTTCTAATTTAAATCCACCGCCAGAGGCATGGCTCAGGTCTTTTCCTCCCCGTCCCATGATTCCACGCGCCCGGCGTTCCCTAGACAATTCTGCCCGATATTTTTTCGCTGCAGCGGTCGCATTCCGCTTTTTATCATAAGCAGATTTCTTCTTACGCGCTTCAGGATTTGCCGCGTAAAATTTGGCAGTACGTCCCTTAGCGGCCATTCTTCTTGCCTCGCTTCAGGCGACCAGTTGCCCCACTACGAGTTTTCTTGCTGACAGGCGATGCCTTGCCACCGTATTCACTGATAACTTTGCCTTTTTTGGCTTTCGACTTGCCCAGTTGCCTGGCAATCGATAATGACATTGCCATTGGTTACCTGCATCGTAATAGTTTTCCGCTTTACAACGGAGACCCGTCTAAATTGCGAGATCCTGGTACATATGCAGGCTCACCGAGACTACCGTCATTGACAGGGTCATCAATTTGACGAACAATAACTTTAGGATGTGCTGCGATGATATCAGCATCAATGTTGACGCCATCAATGTAACGCGGACCCTTTAGATACTGTATGTCGTCGTTCATTCTTCAGCAACCTCAGGTTCAGGAATCTCAACAGGCTTCTTAGCGACTCGACGTGCCTTAGGTTTTGGAGCAGGCTTTTCTTCAACCTTCTCTTCAACAACCTCTTCAGTTCCTTTGATTTTCCAGCCAGCTGCAAGAAGCTCTTTAGCTTGAATGGTGAAATATGCTTTGCGCTCCTCGTCACCCTTGACGAAGATGGTCGGCAACTCAGGTAAATGCATGATAAAAAAAGGGTGACCTTAAGCCACCCTTATTATTCCAGTGATTGGATATCAGGCGACGTTGTCGACGACATCGAGGAAAGCAGTGCCGACGGACACAGTACCGGAACCAGCAGTGGCGGTGTACTTGATCAGGTTGTCAGCATCGCAAAGAGCACCACGAAGATGGGCAATAGCAGTGCCGTTCTCGTCAAAGTCAGAAGCGGTGAAGGTCACGTCTTGACCGCCGATGTTGAACACAACGGTGGCGTTGCCGGTGATGGTCGTGTTGACCAGACCAACGCGGATGGTCTTGATGAACTTCAGAGTGACAGGAGCTGCGGCATCAGAAGCGGTAACGAGAAAGTCTGCGTCAATATCAAACTTCTCGCGGGGGAACATTCCCGAAGAACGTGCGGCCATGATTAAAAAAAGAAAGATCTAAAACCTGCGCCCAACAGATGACGACTCGGTTCTGTATTAGAGTTCCCAATGGACAAAAAAAGAGAGGGCGCGACCCCTCTCTTGTTCTCTTCCAGATTAAAGATAGCGAGTTATCAGCTGGCGTCAACGTTGGTCAGGCGAGCAGCAGCGCGACCATTGACCAGAGCCAGACCGCAGTACCACTCAACACGGACGATCACTTGAGGAGTCGTGGTGGACTCACCCAGGTCACGAACTTGGATGCCGCCGTTCTGAATACCAGTCAGCAGATCGTTGCCGAAAGTCACAACGTAGATGGACTGATCAGCAACAGTGCTGTCAAGGATTGCAGCGTTCTGATGGTCGCGATCCAGTTCAATCACGGGCAGACCGGCATACACCATCTGCTGGTAGCCGAACTCGTTACGAGCGATGTCGATCTGAGCAGAAGCGCGAGCCTTAGTGGTCAGGTGACGACGTGC